TCGTAAACAACATTCTCCTGACCACCAGAGAAATTGAATAGAGTTCCAGATCCATATTCATGGGCAGTACTCCTGATAATATGAGATCCTGTCCAGAATATTGTTCCTTGAGAATTCCAGTTAGGAATAAAGTTCTCGTGACCATGACCTGTAATATCAAAGAGAACCTGACGATCTTCTGGATTAAAGGTAAAGGATTCTGCAGCACCACTGATTGTGGAAATAGAACCTGTACCTTCATAATCAAATGTTCTTCTCTGTTCAGCATTGGAGAGAGTGAATAGATGACCTCCACCAGGAGCAAGAAGACTAAAGTTAGGTTTAGCATCGCCGTAAACCTTAATCCTGACATAAGCAATCCATCTAGGTTTGGTTCTACCAATACCTTCACCATATACTCTAACAGTACCAGAACCATTCCAGTTAGGTACAAAGTTATCTTTAGCAGCACCACCGATACTGTAAAGACCCATAGCATATCTGCTTGTTCCTTGCCAGATATACTCCCAATCCTCACGTACAGTTTCTGGAGTATCCTCTCCATCTGTCAATAATGTTCCAAGATCTAGATACTGACCAGATGTAGCACTGTATACTAAATCAATAATCCTGTCATTAGCAAGACTTTGGATTGTTTGATTAGCATGGGATTGAATAACCCACGAATCAATAACTGGTGCAGAAACTGATCCGTAGTCACGTTTCTCGAATATAGCATGAGAAACATCATCGTAATTAAATACCCTCTGCTCACCTGCAGATGATAGTGTTGGTAAAGTACCAGATCCAACGTAAAGTGGTGCTATTCTTTCTAACGCATTACCACTTGTTAATAATGTACCCTGTGATACCCAATTAGGTGTGAATGTAATATCACCTATGCCATGAACAGAGAATAATAGCTGTTTATCTTCTGGATTAAATGTAAATGCTTCAGCCGCTCCAGAGAATTTCTTGAGGGTTCCAGTTCCTAACTGATGCTTGAGGGTACGAGTCGTAGTAAGACTACGGAGGGGTAAAACCCCATCCGTAGCAATACTAGGTACATAGAAGGTGTCTGCGACACCGTACATGGACATATGTCCATCCCCGTGGTATGGGGCATCTAACCTGTAGTAAGTATATCCACGAATTAAGGTATGTCCAACACCAACATAATCTTTATGAACACTCCAAGTTGATAGACTGGAAAGTCTATGTGTACCGAATGAGAAGACATCCGAAGATGTAGTAATGAGACCCCAATCGTCTTGTGTTACTGCCTGTATTTCATTTATAGATCCATAATCAACGTAATTACCTGTTGTACCACCAGAGTATACAAGATCAACGATCCTGTCATTTGCTACACTCTGAATAGTTACGTTTGCGTGATTGGCAATAACCCACGAATCAATTGTGGGGTCACTTACTAATCCATTATCTATGTAATAAAAAGGGTCACCAACACTAGGACTGTAGCTATAGGAAAGGATCCCGATTAAATCTTCAGATCTAACTGGGAATAACCTACCTGTACCAGCGTATGTAAACGCCATAAACTACAATCTTCGTGATAAAGAAAAAAAGGGGAACTGCCAATGCAATTCCCCCCATAATGTAAATATCAATTTGAACAAATCAGTCGAGGCTGACGTTCAATGTTACCTTAATTTGGTCACCTGCGTTTTGAATAGCGTAAGGACCATTTGTAAATCTTTCAGCGAAGAATATCGCACTATAAAGTGTCAACGATCCAGTTCCATCTAGAGCTGGAGTTGTAGTGAATGTATTAGCATCAGGGACTTCAAATACTGTATATGTACTAGCAGTAGTTGAAGCATTACCAGTACCTTGTGCAATAAAGATTGTATCTCCTACATTCAAAGCATGGGCAGTAGCAGTAACTTCACTAAAGTCAAAGAGAACTGTACCATTGTTAGCGTTATCAGAAATTGTTTCAATAACAGCATTGTTCAAGTGAACAAGAACAGTACCATCTGTTTCTTCAGTTTCGTAATCAATACCTGTAATTTCTGTACCAGCATCGATACCATTAGGAGTTGCAGTCTGTGATACTGCCATTCCTAGGGTTAGATTTTCAGCAACGTTAACTGTAAAAGTAAGATCATTAGCTACAGCACCAGTAAGTGCAGTATCTAGATAAACTGTTGTACCTGCAATACCAGCAACACGAGTACCAGCAGCAACACCTGTGCCTGTTACACGTTGCTTAACAGCAATACCAGTTGTGGCTGTTGCAGTAACTGCAAATTCTCCAGCACTACCAGTACAAGCAGTTGTATTTGTAACAGCAGCAAGACGAAGGAAGAAATCTCCAATATTACCACGAACACTTGTTTTACTGATCTGTGTTCCTGCAGCAGCAGTACCAGCGTCTAGTACACCATGAATTGTGGTTGGCATGTTGTTGGCACGAACAAGCATATAACCATAAACTTCACCAGCTTGACCACTAAACTCAAATGTTTGCTCTGGATAAGAAGCAGTTGTCCTACCCTTACCAAAGTCTAGGTTTTGGTTAGTGAATGTACCTTGGTTCTTAACACTCAAAAGAAGGTTGTTGCCATCGATGTCTACGACATAAGCACCAGTACCTACAGAACCACCAGTTACATAGTCACCTTTTTTAATTTCAGCATTAGATGCTACAGTAATACCGTATTCAGTAGCAGTACCACTACCTTGTACTTGTACAGCAGCTTGTGGAAGTGTTTGGATTGTCCAACGGTTACCATTCAGTAACTTACCATACTGCTGTGAATAGTCCTGATCATGTCTTGAGTTAATGATCTGACTATATCCAGTTGCTGGTTGAGTACCATATCCAATGGTATTGTTAGTCGTATAAGGCTCGTAATAAGCAGTCTGTGACGGAGTATCACTCTCTTGCGGATACGTATTTGTGGTGAACAGCTTCAGAATTAAATTCCTGGGAATTTGCTGATTTTGATTAAGTAAATTACGCAGTGAATCAATTTCACCATTATCGGTTACTAGCAGTGCCATCTAAACTTTCTCCGTGTACATCTGATGTTGGTTATTTTTATTTATATCCAATAGTATTTATAGTTTAAGCTTCAAAGAGATAACGAATCTACTTATATTAATAGAGTAGAGTACTTCAAATTGAAAAATATCACCTGAATAAACTTTTGTATCCCATGTAGAAAGGGTATCATTCTTTGCCTTTCTTACTTGAGATTGATTTAATACACCTAATTGTGGAAATTCTGTACCACATATAGATGTAAAATTTGGGAATGAATCGTAACTACACTTCTGTATATCTAACTTTAAGTTTCCTTCTTCTTCAGTAATAAGTGTCCATGATTCTATAACTCCAGTAACATCTATTGTCATGTTACCTTTAATCCCTGGATTGAGTGGATCGGATCCACTATCAATAACATAATTAAGAGTCCTTGTTAAATCAGCAGTTGTTGAATATGCAATACCAAAAAATGGTGCTGATGTTGTTGGTGGAACAGTGAAGACAAGTTTGTCATCTGAAATAGTATAATCTGTTCCTGGATCAAGAATTACATCATTAATAGAAATCATTAACTGCTCATCATTGAGAGGATAATATGTTTCTCCGTTGACAGTTAATGCAAATTCTGTTTTAACGCCATCAAACTGACTAGCAATATTATCTAATTTTAAATTAGTATATTGAGTTGACTTTGATGGAATCTCATAATTAACATCTAACGTGTATTGTGGCGATGGACGCTGTGCTACACGATGGGTAGTATTTCCAAGTCTGACATTATATGCCATTAGGATACCCCAGGATTTATTTCCGCAAGACCTTCAATAACTCGTGTCTTGTAATCATTAGGAGAATTCAATAAGATATCATAAACATATCTTCTCTTTTTCAAAGCATTGGTTTCTGTAGATGTTAATGCAATCTGTATATGACCTAAAGTTCTATCAAGAAAAGATAAAGAAAATGGAATCTTATCCTCATCAGGAGCAGAAAAACTTTTCTTCAAAGCAGCTTCACCTGTATACCCCGCCATGTTGAGTGGAGTACCATCTTGATTAGTAATATAAAAAGAAGTATCGAAGTTTGCTCCTTGATCAATTAGTATGTTGACTGGGACTGCTGCCATCGTTTACATCTGGAATAGGTTTGTCAAGTAAATCTAGAGTTTCTAAACCACCTTCAAGTTTTAATTTATATTCTTTGAGTTTAGCAATCTCTTCTTCACCTTTCTTTATCTTGTAAGCATAATCTTTTAATTGGTTTTCAAATTCCAATCGCATTTTTGATGTATCCATGTTAAAAATAATATACTGCTCTATTTATTGGTTCACAAAGATCTGTCCTGTCATACCTCCATGATGTTCACAATTATAATAATATGTTCCTGTTAAATTACCAGTTGTATTCCAAGTAATAGTTCCAACATCATCTCCATTATTTGTTACACCACTAGGTTGCAATCCTGAAGATGGTTGTCCTGTTGATTGTGTAATACTAATCCAGAAAGGATGTGTAGCAGCATTTAAAGTAAAAGTAATAGTATCACCTTTCTTCACATTAATAGTTGCATTAGCAGAATCAACATGTGTTGTAGATCTATCATCTCCATTTATAATATATTCAGTGCTACCATTGTTAGTAACAGATATTGGAAAATTCTTATTAAGTTCTTGTGCTATTGGTCTATAATACGTATTAGTTCTAGGATATAACTGCACATTTCCAAAGTTAGGAACTTCTTCATGTCTCCTATGTCCCTTTAATGTTTCTTTATACCATCCATCGACGATACCTGATATTGGTCTTGGATTTGTACATCTTAACTCTGGTGCATCATTAGCAAAGTACTGCATTGCTCCAGAACCATCACAAGTAGTATCAGACATTGATCCACCAGCACTATTAAATGTCATATCACCATACAAACCATGCTGTTGAATAAATGCAATGACATCACTGTTGGTGTATCTTTCTTTACCTGTTGCTAAACAAGCTGCTACACCAGCAACCTGTGGAGATGCCATACTAGTTCCACTAATCCTCCAGAAGTAATTATCACCTCCATACTTACCATCAAGTGTCCCACCACTATTATAAGCAGAAACAATATATGCTCCTGGTGCCCAAACATCTAAAACTGGACCATAGTTAGAAGAATATCTTCTTTCAAAATCTTTTGATTTTCCTGTGTTACCTACAGTAATAACAGATTTAGCATTGTTAGGACTAGATCCTCTATTTAAATGTATCCACCCAATACCAGTGAATGAAACTTTATTATCATAATCTACATATGATGGATGAGAAGGATCTGAATGACATGCATACTGATTATTATTGCCAGCAGCACCAATAACTACTACACCATCATTAACAGCATCTTCAGCATCAATTCTACTGCCTACACTATCATAATCATAACCATACTTATTTGCTCCTATTCCAAAATCTGCTTCTAATCCAGCAAGTGTCCATCCAGAAGGATTAGGATTTGCTGAATCATATGTTACACCACGATACTCAACCCATGCATATTGAGAAATATTATCTCCATTAAATCCATAAGTAGCACCCCAACTATGATTTGTAACAGTAGGATTTCTCTTACCTGTAACTGGATTAATTGGTTTATGTCTATGAAATGCTCGAAGATAATCAAATACTAAAAGAGAACTAACTGGATTTCCTTGACCAGAACTCAAGTTAACTTGTAAACTATAGATATTTGCTTCAGGTGCCCATCCATACCATTTACCAGCAGCAGTACCACATACATGAGTACCATGATATGTTACGTTAGAAGCATTAGGAACATAATTCCCAGTTGCAAGATAGGAACCACTAGGAATAGTCTCTCCATCATCATCAATAGTACTAACATATTGATTTAATTCATTAAACCAATCATACTGTACAAATCTAGATAAACCTGTAGTAGGACTCAACCATTCGGCACAATCAATAGATACTGGATTATCAACAATAACTATATCAACATGTGCTCCATCATTAAAAATTTCTAATTGATCAGTTACTGAACCACCACCCCACGATCCTTTTCTTCTTTGAGAAGTATCTCCAGCAACATGTAAATGACCCCATTGCCTATCATTACTAACAAAGGTTCCATCTTTACGAAAAGTGGTAGGAGGAATATTATATTCAGTATTATTAGTTTCGAGATTAAAAGGTTGAGTAACAACACCAGGTATATCAGTATATCTCTCTTCACATGCAAGTACTCTTGGATCAGCACTTATTACTTCTGCTTGTGCTGATGTCATCCAATACTGTGTATTTCTACTAATAGGACGCTTCATATGAAGACGATACCCATCTGATGACATATCAGAATAAAATCCTTCTAGATCATCATAACTATGTAAGGTTACAATATATACCTTATCCCCTGTACCAGGTGATCCAATTGGAGTTTGAGTACTAGCCATATCAAGCTTCTAATTGTACGTAATGGAGTGTTACTGTAATGTCTGCTGTATTTCCACTCTTGTTATATACTTTAGCGTATATAGTAGTCCCTGGTGTAGTATCATTATTCCAAGCAAGAGTACCTGGTGTAATGATTTGAGTGGCACCATCAGATGTAATAATTTCAGCAATTACACCAGATCCTGGTAATGGATCAGTAGTTTCATTTCTAGTAGCATCATTAGTTCTACTAGTGCCATCAGTATAAAGTGTTACCCAAGAAGCATGAGAAGTTTGAATCTTCAATAAAGCACATGTTTTTGCTGCTGTAATATCAAGGTTGGCAGATCCTAAATTAGCAAGTTGATTAGCAGTTGCAGAAGCAGTAGTTCTTGATGTTAGACCAGTTGCACCACCTGCTGATGTATTAACCCAAGCACTACCATTATATTCTAAAATTTCTCCATTAGCTGGTGAATTAAGTACAACATCATTCAATCCATTTAAATCAACTGCTCCAGCAACACCACTACTTGCTCCAATAGATATCCAACTAGATCCATTCCATGCCCATGTCAATCCACCTTCTCCGTGGGTGAATGATCCATCAGTTGGTTGTCCTGCGGTATCTGGAAATGTATATGCCATTTTCTTAAATCTCGTGAAGGTTTAGTTGACTGCTGTATGTAGTTCCAGTTGATCTATTTCCAGCACCACCAAGATCTAACTTTAATTGATATTGAATTAATGTGTTTGGTACTTGTCCATGAGTATCAACATACTGGAATTCAAATGGACCATTGGAATTCGATGGTTCTGGACAATAAACAGTAAAGATATCTGTTGCTGTACCAGAAACAACTCTTTGTAATATAACAGATCCAGAAGTAGATGCTGTACCAGATAGATAACCAAAAGTCAAACTAACCATAATCCGTTCATAACTAGATGTAGTTAATTGTGCTTTAAAATCACCATTAGTATCAGCAAAAACAGCATTATTATTTGCTGAAATATTTCCAGCAGCATCTCTAATCGCTGATCCTGGAGTAGGTGCAGATAGTGGTGGAGATGCATCAATCCATGTTGCTGGATTTGATCCGTTGGAGTAATAAACCTTCAAACGTCCAGCATCACTCTCCCACCATAAGTCACCTTCCGAAGGTCCTGCAGGAGGATCATCTCCTACTTCAACACTAGCAGAATTTTGAGTGGACCATCCAAGTTGTCCAGATCCATTCGTAACCAAAAATTGTCCTGCCCCGCCATCAACTGGAGGGAGTATAAATGCATCATTTAATTTACCATCACCACCAATCTTAAAGTTAGTTGTACCACCAACTTTTAAAGTAAATACATCACCGACACCATCGTGGTTAACAACAATAGCACCTGTCTGCTCCAAGAATACACCATAGTCATTTGCTAATCCAGTTGAGTAACTACCAACTCTAAAGTTAGTATCATCTAAAAATACATCAACAGCATCCATTACAATGCTATCTGTTGCAGTGATAGATTCAATATCGTTAGTCTTAAGTTTACCTACATTAATAGTATTTGTAGTTACTGCACCTCTATCAGTTACACTATCAAGTGTATCTGTTTCACTAAATGATGTAACATAACCAGCATTAGCATGATTACCCCAACTGAATGCTGCATCCCAATTCTGATTATTATAATTAATTGCTGATACAGTTCTGGTAAGGTTGCCTTGTTGTAAATTAATAGATTGTAAAGTTCCTAAACTATCAACACCAAGGTTGTTTACAAAAGTTTTAGTTACTCTATCATCAATAGCAGTGTTTGCTCTGGGGGTAGTAAAGAATAAATTACTTGTTACACCTTCTGTGATATTAGAACTAGTAAATTCAGTAAAATCTACAGAGAATGATAAAGTATTATTAACATCATCGTAAGAAGTAGAAATGCCTGTTCCTCCAGTAACTAAAGCATTTACTCTATCATCAACCTTTTCAGAAAAGTTAATGTCAAGATCATTAAAATCAACAGCAAGATTGTTTATCTCTTGTCTCTGTTGGTCTAATGTATAAGTTATGGGTACGTTTCTTAACGGCATGATACCTACAGTCCTTTATAGTTGTATTTATTAGTTACCACGATTACCTCTAGGGTACTGTTGTCCACTAGAAGGTCTAACAGGTTTATGAATCCTATCAGGATACTGATCTGGAACACCAACACTAGTTGCTGCAAAGAATGAAGTTAAATCTCTAGGAACATATGGCGATAAAACATCATCAACAGATGAAAATGAAAAACTAACGCTAGGAGATGTTCCAGGAAATAGCATCCCATTGGTAAAGTGGAGTATATCATTATGAAAACGAAGAGCAGTAGATACTGATCCTAATTGAATACCTTGAGCATTAGTAGGAGCTGGTGGTGCATCAAGTAATACCTGACCATTAACCTCAATTCCTTTTACTAGTACATAACTATTAGTATTATAATCAGATCCTTGTGCTCCATGCTTTGTCCAACTTATTTCATTGAAATCTGTGACACCAGGAATTGTATGCCAATAAAAATTATCACTATTAATACCAACACCACCAGTCTCATCAACAGCTGTTGTGAGATAATTAGTTCCATCAACAAATAGTCCTTCATTACCACTATTAGATTTAGGGTAAAGAGTGCATTTGACTCTCAAACTATTAACTGAATTTGTAGACTGAAAATCTAATGGATTGAAGAAAATTTCAGGATCAGCCATCAACCATGAACCATCACCATTTGGATCAGTAAAAATAGCTGCAAAAGTAGTACCACCACCAACAGATGATATATCACCAGAACAAAAATCAGACCATAATATACCCCCTGAAAAAATTGCCACTAAACAGTCCTCGCACAGAACGCAATACCTTTACATGTTGTATCAGTAAATGTACTAGCATTAGTATTATAATGAACTTCTATAATTGTATAAACTTCAGACGCATCTACTGATATAGTATCTCCAGGACGGAATGTTGTAGCACCTGGACTAACATTAAATGGTATGCAAACAAAATCTGGTGGTAAGTAATAAGGTTGAGGTGCAAAATTATTAGAGAGTGGTATACCACTCATTGGTCTATAATAATCTGCATTAGAATTCACAGCAATATCTTCGTGCTCATCGTGCTTGTTTATTCTCCATTGGGATGATGAATTATAAAAATGCCCCCGATCATCCCAATGTTTATTATCTTGATTTTGATTAGATTCTGCATATGCACCATCCTGCTTGTCAACAGTATGATCTCTAAAATACGGTTTTACATGTGAGTAATAATCTGTATTATCAGTATAAATGTTATTAGAGATATGATAATATTCATAGTCAGTATATCGAGAGGTAGCATCTCTTACATAACCATATATTGCTTCTCTGCGTAAAGCATACTTGCTATCTTCTTGTTCATACGTACCATACTCGCTAACAGGGAACCATGTTTTTATTTGTATACTTTCTTCTGATCCTGATGTTTCAGGTTTTATTTGAGTCCAGCATCCTAACCACACATCATCCAAATCCCATATACCACTACCAATTTGAGTACCTTTATGGAAGAACAATGTAGCATAAGGAACATCTACTGCATTAACTGTTTGTACAAAAGAGATAGTAGCAAAATTACCATCTCCAAAACCAACACCAGAATCTTTATGAGTTATAATTTTTAAAGGATAATCTGTAGCATTAGTACTCGAAGCAAAATTTATACTTTGACATTGTGTGGTACTCAAATGTCTATACTGTACGGTAGAATGGTCCATACCTTCTGCACCACCAAATTCACCAAGATGTTCTAAAGTACTACTATTTGGATTATGATTCAACCATTTCCATTCTGGGCCAGGTCTAAAATATATTGTATGATCATCAGTAATCATAATACCCCAATAAGTCGTACCATATGTTTTTGAGGTATCATGATCTAATTGCATAATGGCTGCATAGGAATTATTAAATTTTTGAAAGAATCCTGTACCAGCACTATTACTCTCTCCACCAAAATCACATATTTCGAGACTAGCAACAGCATTAAAATTTGCTTGTTGATTTACTGTACTACTATTAACTCCAATCGCAATATCATCAGTTCCTGAAACACCACCTACTTGATCTCCAGGTATCAAAATCGTATCACTAGAAGACCACCCAAACGTATCATCAGACATAACTTTTATACCAGCAACATGTCCTGCATAAGTTTGACCATAAAACCATCTGTATATACGTAGTTTTAAAGCACTCCTATTACCATTTGCTTGAACTTCATATTCCCACCATGGAATAGTATGAATACCATTAGACGGATTACCACAATCTCCTACATGTGGGATAAGTCTGATAACACCTCCCATTGCTGGATGATTACCACAGACATAATAATAATCACCTTGATGCCAACAACCAGTATCCCATACTGTATATGTAGTACCATTAACGGTATTATCTTCTAAACCGTCTCCAGTTACAAAAGCTCTATTACCATGCTGATCATAATTTTCGGCAACTAAAGTTCTAGTAGAATTATAAGCTCCACTTTGATCTTGAATATAAAATGGATGACCAGTATGATCATGCTGAAAATAAATCTTATCTCCTACTTTAACTTCTATAGTTTCATTATCTACCTGTCCACTATAACTTCCATCAGAGAATAATAATAAATTATTCTCTTGTGTGACAGAAGCAGCATCTATAGGAGCAATAGGATTAGTATCATTCTGTGCATCTGTCAATGTTGGATGTATACTAATGTACCCATAACTAGCGGATTGAGGAAGATTAGATGTATCTGAATGTTTTCTTATATAATATTTTGTAGTTCCACCATCATCAGTTAAAGGAATATTAGCATTTTGTGTACCATCAAGACATTGATAATAAACTTCTTGTCCAGTAGTAATTGAATTAGTTTGAAGACTATAATATAATCTCCAATATCCATTATAGTCTGACTCAACATAATGAATTTCTATGTACTCTTGAAATCTGAACCCACTATTACCATTATTAGTTGTTTTAAAATATCTGTAATCTCTCCACCCTGAACTAGTGATTGCTGGAGAAAGATACTTCCATTCTTCATTTCTAAATCGAGAGTAAAAACTACCACCTGTGGAACTCAACCCAGGTGGTGTTACCTGTGTAACACGACCAGTAACTGGTGCTTGAGTGCCATGGTGTCCAACACCAATCAATGCCGTCTCTAAAGCATTAAGGACATCAGTTCTATTCCACCCACCTTGTCCTTCTGTTCCTACGTGTGTGATAGTTCTTGTAACGGCCATTGATTAATCTCCGAGTTGTAATGCAGTTAGAGTTATTTGAATATTTGCTGTGGCACCTGATTTATTAGTAACAGCAAGAAAGAACTTATTAGTTCCTTCATTGTCATAACCAATACAAGCTGGAGTAAGTATTACACTTTGGTTTGGACCAGTTGTTCTTACTTCACAAATTACACCACTTCCTGGTGCTGGGTCGTTACCTTCACCTCTAACAGCATCTGCATCTCTAGTTGCATCATCTACATATAATCTAATCCAACTTTCAACAGTTGAAGTAATTTTAAATAATGTATAGGCTTTATAACCAGTAATATTTATTTGTGATGTTGCGTCATCAGCAACACTAGGAGCAGTCCAAGAAAAATCAGTGATTGTTGGAGCAGCTACAAATTCTAATCCAGATTCGCTGACATTAACTTTTACAAATTTATTACCGTGACCAGTAAAATTAGCAGGAGTATCAGTTAATCCAGAAAAATCACTGCTACCACCACCTCCACCACCACCTGTTTGATCGGTGGTCCAAGCATAATCAGAACCATCCCAACTTAAAATTTCGCCACTATTAGCAGACGATGTATTAAGATGAGTATCTACATCAGTATCAGTATAAGCAAGTCCACCAGAAGTACCCTGTGAGATCCATGTAGTCCCATCCCATAACCATGTAATACCATTAGCCGTATGTGTTGTTACATTGGCCGTAGGACTATCAGGGAAATTAATTGCCATTTATCCTTTCTCTGTCCTTTATAATTATATTTATCTATTACTGAAAGGAGTTATCAGTTGTTAAAGTCGAAGGATATGATCTACCCTCACCCCAAATAATTCTTACGGCACCATCACCACCTGGTTTAGGACCATTATTACCGCCATTTCCTGCACCACCTCCATAGAATCCACCACGACCATAACTTGAATCTCCATCAGCTCCTGCAATCAAAGTACCATAAAGACCAGTTCCACCTCCGCCTCCTCCAGCGTAAGTACCAAGTCCACCACCATAACCTGAACCACCAGCAACACCATAACCAGCAGCACCACCGCCACCGCCTACTGTATTATTTGTTGTTCCTCCAGCACCTCCTGTACCACCATCACCTCCACCATTAAAACCACTAGTTCCTTCATCACCACCTGCTCCACCATCATAATTCACATCACCACCTGTAGCAACACCACCTGCTCCACCACCATATGGTTGGAAATACTCTGGATCAGTTCCATTATTACCATTTTGCTGTTGATTATAACTATTAGTTCCTGTACCACCACCTGCACTCATCCCAAATGCTTGACTATTTCCTCCATTATTACCAGCATATCCTCCAGAACTACTCTTTCCACCTTCTCCAACAACAATAGAATATCCAGTTCCAGATGTTACTGCAATATTATTTTTATAAGCTAAAGCACCACCACCTGCTCCACCACCATCATATCCACCTGATCCACCACCTCCTCCAATAACAACAGCACATACAGATGTTACTCCTTCAGGGGGATACCATGTATATGTTCCTGGTTCTGTAAAATTAATCTGACCCGAAGAAGGTGCTTGAGGTGAATGATTGGTTGTACTCAATTCTATTGAAGTAGTACTTCCATTAACATCATTTTGGAACACTTCATTTTCCCAAAATTGAAAAGTATTTGGACTGTTAGACATCCAATTACGACTATAAGAAGCAGTTGTAAATGCCATAGCAGCATATTGAATATCACCATAAACACCTGGATTTAAATTCCCACTTCCATCTTTAGGTAAAGAGAAGAAAGCACCTTTAGTAACACCTAAAGCATAACCATATGACGCAAAACTTACATCTAAACATTCTGTAACAGGATTATATCTTAATTTCGTTCCATATAGAACACTGGAATATCCAGTTCCTGCTTCATTTGCATGAATAAAAGATCTACCCCATTGAAATGATTGAGTAGCAATATCAATACAACCCAAATATGGTCTTTGTTGTCCAGTAGTACTATCCCCCAACTTAATGGATCCAAGAAAATAAACATTAGTACCATCAGTTGCAAGATGATCAAATGCAATATCTGGAGCCCAGTTAGTGTTGTTATTAATAAATGTATTATTAGCGGTAATATGAGTACACCATTGAACAGCACCACTAGTATCAAATGCCATGATACCATACTTTCCAGAGAAATCCTCTCCCCAAGCAGCAAACAACCAATTAGCGTAATCACCAACACCTGATGGTTCTATTGCTACACCATTTCCCTTTACACCATTACCATTATTATTGTTATATGTATTTGAAAATGATCTTACATTATTACCAACGGCAGCATCCATCATAGTCCAATTATATGTTTGGAAACCACCTGTAATATTAGGATTGTCGTAGGAAGTAGGCACATCTGTTCCAGAATCCATTCCAGCCATCACAACATAACTATCATTAGCATCAACATTATCCCACATCTCCATATAAGTTGCACCAGTTTTTCCAAGTGCGTTATAAGTAAAAGCATTAGATCCTGCAAAATCTGCACTTAATTTAACAAATTCATTATATGGACTGCCTCCTGAATAATTTAAATTACCAACAGCATGACAAATTCCCTGATTACTAACAACTATATCTTTTAATACAGCATATGTGGTGTTATTGTCCCAATCAGCCTCAAACGCTCCAACAGTAGGACCAGCAACACCATTTGTATCAGAGTGTTCAGGTAGACCGTCTGATGTTCTGATTCTAGTTATCTGAACTTTATGAGCACTTGTTCCTGCACTATTAACACCAGTCCTACCACCTATTATTACATATTCACCATTTGGTGAAACAGCAATGTTCTGTAATTCCCCAACAGGCGATTTATTACCATCAGTAGTAGTAGCCTGATAACTAATTGGTTTATCTCTTTCCCATACTTTACTACCAGTAGAACTTATTTTGAAATAATGATTCTTTACAGAAGCATAAACATTTCTATTCCCATCACTTTGTGCTTTAAAATTAGTGTCTATAACATCAGCTAATGGTAAAATTACTCTATTGGAATTATCTTTAGTAAATCCACTCATAGTGGCATAACCACCACTTGATGTACGCTCTACTTTTGCTTTCTTTACACTTTTACCTGAAGTAGAGAAAGAATGCCTAAATGTATAATTATTAGCAGAACTAGCACCAGTATCTGTATCAGTTGTATCATCTGAATAGGTTATAGTAACCTCATAATCATAAGCAGCATCAGCCCAAGCACCAGCGTAAATGGAAAATTCTGAAATAGTTTCTATGTAAGGACTGAATTCTACCTCCCAATAGGTAGTAGTATCTAAACCCACATTACCAAGATGAAAGTTGCTAGACATACTTCCATCACTGTTTAATACACTTCTTAATGGTCCAGTACTTTGTGAACCATTACCAGTTTCAATACTGTTTCCAGAACTATTATAAGCACTTCCATCAGTAGTTATAGTGAATTCTGTATAAGCACTAGTAATTTCATAAGCAAGCAGATCACCATTCCCAGCACCACTCAAAGATGCAACCATCATCTGTTGACTTGACATTATGTAACTCCACTTCCCGTAACAACAAAATTATTACCAGTATTATCAATACAAAGTATAGTTGCTACTCCAGTTCCAGCTATTGCTCTAGTACCACCACTATTTGTTCCAGCAAGAATTAATGCAACACCAGATCCTTGGTTGATAGATATTGGACTAGCACTATTATTATAAATGGTTATTGCATCACCATTATCCAAAATAGCACCATCAACAGTAACA